CTCTCAAGCGCAGAGGCGCCGAAGAAAGAAGAAACCGAACCAAGCGACGAGGTGAACCTCGACGACGTAAAACTCGACGAGCCAGTCGACCTATCAGAGATACCATTTTAAGAGGAGGGAGAAAGAATGAGGCAGAAAGTTATAGACATAATAGCAAGACTCTTTGTGAGCGTGGTAGTCTTCGCAATCGGCGGACTAATAACAATGCCGCTGTTTATTTTTACAAACAGCCACAACTTCGTCATAAAGGTGATTGCTACGACATTTTCAGTACTTGCAATCTTAGTAATTGCGCTGATGATTATCACAATCTGGGTGCCGCGAGATGAAGACCTCGACGACTAGACAGTATCCGCTCGAGGCAGACGAACACAAAGCCTTTGTGAATTATCTCGAGGTTTTACGACTGCCTCACTTCCACGTGCCGAACGAGCAGAGCCAGCGAGCCTATCGAATGGTCAACCGAAAGCTCGGAGTATCGAGCGGAGTGCCTGACCTTTTTGTTATCATTAAATCAGAGCGAAACGGCAGAAGTAAGCTTATCGCTATCGAGATGAAGCGACAACGAGGTGCGCGCCCGACGGTATCGCCAAAGCAGAAGCTGTGGCTCAAGGAATTGAAACGCGCAGGAATTGACGGCTACGTAGCATACGGCGCAACCGAAGCCATAGACATCGTGAGAAAGGAGCTAGAGAAGCTCAGAAAGGAAGACGACAACGGTGAAGTATTTTAAGCTAATGCAGGACACGCCAGAATGCAAAGCGGGCGCTATGTTTTATCAATCGACAAACGGCGACGCTTTGGTATCAGTCGACAACGAAGCGTACGTGATTAAAATTGATAAAATAAACGACTTCGCAAAGTTCTTCGCGAAGGTCGACACGAAGCTGGCTCGATATTTTAAGCCAGCAATCGGCGCAAAGTACTACTATTTAACCGCAGAAGGTGAAGTGCGCGACGCAGAAAATCGCGGCGAAATCACGGACGCGGCGCGAATATCACTCGGCAACAGCTTCGAGCGACACTCAGACGCGCTCGCTTATAAATCGGCGCTAATTGCACGCGCAGAGCTGGCGGCGCACCCAGCGAACCAATACCAGCCGAACTGGAAAAACGCCTACAAAGAAATCAAGGCGAAGGAAGGAAGCTACGAAGCGACGAAGCTCGTCGAGAACACGGTGGCTTACATTATCGCGCAAGACAAGCGCACGAGCGAGCTTGTGGTCGTGCCTATGAGCGGAGCCGTGAACGATAACCCAATCGCGTACTACGCGACCGAGGACGACGCAAAGAAGGCGCTATCACAGCAATCAAAGAATTATAAAACTTATATGGAGGCTCAGTAAATGACGAAGGCTAAAGAAATCACTCTGCCAATCGCAGAGTACAAGAAATTAAAGAAAGACGCGGAAAAATGGCGCGCTTTCCACGAAAAAGTAGCCGCAAACGCGAAAAAACGCTGGCAGAAGCGCACGCCCGAAGAGCGAGCCGCAGAAATGCAAGAACTACGAAGTCATAGAAAGTGCTATAGAAAAGATGAAGTATAGAAATCTTTCAGAATTGCACAAACTCGAGGACAATCCTCGCACGATTGACAAGGAGAGCTTCGCCTCTCTTTGCCAATCTATACAAGACAATCCTGACTACTTCGAGGCGCGCCCGCTCATTTTGAGCAACAGGACAGGCAAGCTCGTTATACTCGGAGGAAATCAGCGCTACGAAGCCGCAAAGAAGCTCGGGCTGGAAAAAGTGCCGACGCACCTCATCGAAGGGCTAACGGAGGAGCGCGAGGAAGAAATCACAATCCGCGACAACGTAAACAACGGCGACTGGGACTGGGACAAGCTCGCGAACAGGTACGACTATGAGAAGCTGGACGAATGGGGTGTAGCAGTGCCGACGGCGGTAGCGTCCGCAGACTCGGACGAGATAAACCCGCAAGGCAAGCTGGCTCGTACATTTATCGCCCCCCCCTTCAGCGTCCTCGACGCACGGCAGGGCTACTGGCGCGACAGAAAGAAGCAGTGGCTCACTCTCGGTATTAAATCGGAACTCGGTCGTAAAGGCGGTCTAGTCTTTGCGAACCTGTCGGGTTGTATACCTGATTATTATATGAAGAAGACCGAACTCGAAAAGAAGCTCGGCAGAAAGCTGTCGAATGAAGAGTACGAGCGCGATTATCTCGATACGGAAAAATATCAGAATGTCGGTACATCAATTTTTGACCCAGTGCTGGCGGAGATTGCTTATACGTGGTTTAACGTCGACGGCGGAACGATTCTCGACCCCTTCGCAGGCGGAAGCGTGAGAGGAATAGTCGCGAGCCGTCTAGGCTATCGATACCTAGGACACGAACTGCGAGAAGACCAGGTAGAGGCAAATATAGCTCAAGCTACAGAAATCTGCGCAGGCTATCCAGAGCCTGAGTACGTCATAGGCGACAGCTCAAAGACGGTACCGCAGAGCGACGAGCAGGTCGACCTCATCTTTACCTGTCCTCCATACGCAGACCTCGAAAAATACAGCGACGACCCCGCAGATATAAGCAATATGGACTATGACGACTTCTTAAGGGTTTACCGCGACATTATTCAGAAATCGGTGAACAGACTGAAGGAGAACCGCTTTGCAGCTATTGTTGTAGGCGACGTGAGGGACTCTAACGGTATTTATCACGACTTTGTCGGAGATACGGTCGACGCGTTCAAAGACGCAGGAATGCAGTACTACAACGAAATCATACTGGTAACCACGGCGGGTAGTCTGCCAATCCGAGCAGGCTCGACCTTCCAGAAGACGCGCAAAACGGGTAAGGCTCATCAGAACCTACTGACGTTTTACAAGGGCGATATAGAGCGCATAGCCGAAACCTTTGCCGCGACGCGAGAAGTAGAAGACCAGTATGTAAAACTCCTCTCTTTTTACAAAGGCGACCCGAAGCGCGTCCAGCAGTACTTCGAGCCAATCGATGTCGACCAAAACGTCGATAACTTTGACGCGGAAGACTAAAACTGCTACACTAAAACCGTGCAAGTTTGCAAGCACAGGCAGAGGCGCAGGGCTGGTTGGGCGCCTCGCTCCACTTCGACAGACACTCCGCAACAGGGGTGTCTTTCTTTTTCTCGAAAAAAGTCAAAAAATCTTCATAAAAACCCTTGCATTTTTTGTGGGGGTACAATATACTAAGAATACGACAAACGTAAGAACAAAGGAGCAAGCAATGAAAAAGCTTACAGCCAAAGACATCAACAACATTAAAATCTTCGCAGAAGCAGGCTACGCTATCCAAGCCAGCGAATGGACGAGCGGACGCGGTCGCTATACCCGCCGCAAAGCAACTCCAGTATTTACCGACGAATACAACCGCGAAGACTTCAAGCACGCTCTAGAAACAGGCAACAACAAGCCACAGTGGGACACTCCAGAACGCACCGCCTTCGAGTTCTTCGAAAAGAACCCACGAGCGCGCAAGGTCTTAGTTATGGACTTTAATCAAATCTTAGAAGCCTTAAAAGGCGCAGAGATTAAATAATGACAGAAGCTGAGAAGAACCTCGAAGCCGTCGCCGACATCAAGCGGCGGCTCGGGCGCGGCGAATTGACGCTAGACGAAGCCAAAGCCGAATTAAAGCCAATCGTCGACAAGATAAACGCCAAGAACCGCGAACTAGCCAGGAAATACAAAGTCGGAGCGCGCCTGGTGAGCGTTTCATCAATACTGAGATAGGTTGTCCACAGCTCCAAAAAAATATAGAAAAATCTTTGAGAAAATGCTTGCAATTTTCGAGAGGGTACAATACAATAAGACTATAACAAACGTAAGAAGAAAGGCTAAAGCAATGGTTTACGAAATAAAGGTTACACAAACGGTGAGCGGCACTATCTACGTCGAAGGCGACAACTACGAAGACGCAGAAAAGAACGCCAGGCAATTTATCAAGAAAGACCCAAAGCACGTAGCGTCTATCATTTTTGACGAAACCTGGATAACCGAAGTAGGCTCTCAGGAAGCGCCTAGCGAGGCTTCTGACGAAACTAAGACAAACTAGCACTTTTATATAAAACAGCCCACAGAGCGCGCCAGACGAGCGCAGGGCGACAATACAAGCGCGGTGGTGCCAGCGAAAGTGGCACTGGGACGGCAGACTTGAGGTCGCACACTTCCATAAACCTTTCAAAAACAGCCCGACCAGCGCAACAGCCACCGTTGCCCCTAGAAAAATAACGGAGAGGAGTAAATAAATGAAATATAAACTGCTAAAGGACTTGCCCTTTGCAAAAGCGGGCGAGGTCTTCGAAAGAGTAACCTATAAGAGCAAAGACGGTCTGTCAGATTATGACTACTTGAAAATTAGCAAGCGCGAAAAAGACGGTGAAGATGAAACTGTCTTCACTATCGATTGCAATTATTTTCTCGACAACTTTAGCGAATGGTTCGAGGGGTTTCAAGAAGGCGGTGTTCACTATAAGCCTAAGTTTGGTGATATTTACTGGCGCATAGACAGTGACGGAGAAATTGTCGAGCGGCGGTGGCAAAATGACGAAGTCAACAAGTACGATTATCTGTCCGCTAACACATACAGAGAATTAGAAGAAATCGAGCAAGCTCGCGAGCGCAAACTGGCAGAAATCAGACTGCGCCGAACCTCGACCTTCGAGCCAGACTTCGAAAATGGAAACGGCGGCTACGTAGTCGATTATGACTATATAAATCAAAAACTAGAATGTTGTGATTGCTTCTGGAATGACTCAGGCGAAGTCGTCCGCTACGCAACCAAAACAGACGCTAAAAAATCAATTGAAAAAAACAAAGCCGACTGGCTAAAATATCTCGGCATTAAGGAGGACTAAAACTATGGCAGGAAATCGAGAGGGCGGCTTAAAAGCCGCGCAGAAAAACAAGGCAAGTAACCCTAATTTTTATCGCGACCTCGGTCGCGTAGGCGGAGCCGCACGTGTACCGAAAGGCTTCGCCCTGAACCGCGAACTAGCGCGCCGAGCAGGCTCAAAGGGTGGCTCGATAAGCCGACGCCCAAAGCCTCAAAGAACTGAAGCTGACAACGCGGAAGTTTGATATAATACAGCTAAAGCACATTAACAGTCTATCTTAGCCGCGGAGCTAGAAGCACCAGCACAAAATTATTAACGATTAACTCAATTGATGATATACAAACCGTTGGCGCTTCGACGCGGAGGCTCGTCGTACCTTTGTTCTTACGTAAAAGTTTTCTACCCGTTTATCATAAACATATTTTTTGCGAGCCTCCACCTAGCTCTGTGGCTAAGAAACAGAGGTAAACAATGAAAAGACAGACGCGACAATTAAGACCACGCGCAAAGCAGGTCGCGGAAATCCAGGGCTTGGGCGAGGGTTTTACCCACGCGCTGAAGCGAATTGCGAACTTCGCGAAAGCTGGTCAAGTCCAAAACACGCGCCGCGCAGTCAAGGACGCCAGTCGCTGGTCAATCGACTACGCAAGCGAACTAGCGCTATACGAATTAGAACTTCTGGAGTATTGCTTTGAAAACGGCGCAGAGCCTGAGGAGCTGAAGGAATATATAGCAATGAGGCGGAGCGTTCACCGCGAAGCCAAGACGATACGGTACTGGAATGAAAACAACAGCAGACGCAACAACGCACAGATACGACGCGACAAGAAGAAAGAAACTCAACAATAGAGTAACCTCGACTAAAATCGAGAGGGCTATTATCGAGGCAAAGCGCGAGTGCGAGGAGCTAAACACTATGCAGGACTACGCGCTCTTTTTGATTGACCACAGCGCCTACTGGCGCAGAGCGGGCTATCACGAAATCACGCGACAATTAAAAGACTACTACTCAAAACAGGGGTAGTAGTTTTATTTTTGAAAAAGTTGTCCACAGGCTGAAAAAAGTCAAAAAATCTTCACAAAAACCCTTGCATTTTTTGTGGGGGTACAATATAATTAAAACATAGCAAACGTAAGAACAAAGGAGAAAACGCTATGGATAAAAACTTTCAACCTTTCACAATGACCCTCATCGAGGACATCGAAGCAGGCAACGCGAAAATCGACGGAGGAGGCGCCGCAATCAGGAACCGCCAGACGGGCGAAATCAGCTGGGCTTACACGGAATACTTCACAAACACCAGAAACTGGAACAAGCTCCTAGCATTTTACGACATCGACGCTGACACAATCGTCTACTAAAACAAACAGTAACAAAGGGGGCGACCACCACCGCCCCCCAGGAGAAAGAAAAATGACTAAACTATACAACACAGCACTAGCAACATTAACAGCCTACGCAATTGCACCCGAAGCAATCGCCACAGCGGTACTTATCATAGCGCTAACAATAAATGCTATCATTTATATAAATAAAACTCAGCAGAGCGCGCTAGCCGAGCCAGCACGCCGAGCATTAAGACGACAGAGAGGACTCTAAAGATGATTGAAAAAGTCAATCCAGACCACCCCGACAAATTAGCCGACCGAATAGCAGGCGCACTGGTGGACTACGCCTATGAGGAGCAGGAAGCTCCACGCGTAGCCTTCGAGGTGCTACTAGGACACGGAGAGGTGAATATTATCGGCGAGAGCTCGGTCTACGTACCGCGCCGCGTAGCCAAGCAAATCATAACGCGAATATTGAAGCACGAGGACTACAACCTGAATATGAACATAGTCGAGCAGGACGTACACCTTGCCGCGAACCAGGCAGGAGAACAACCACGCGCAGGCGACAACGGTATTTTTGTCGGTGAGCCAGCAGACAGAGAACAGTCGCTACTTTCGAAAATCGCCCGAGGTATTCACCAAAAATACAACTCAGACGGTAAGTACATCTTAGACACGAAGGCGGAGCGCCTCATTATCTGCCAAAGCGACGCAGAAGAGAACGCGCTGAGAGTAGACTTATATAAAATCCTGAACGCTATCAAAGCCGAGGAGCTGAAAGACTACGACATAGTCATAAATCCACTCGGGTCGTGGTCAGGCGGCGAAAACGTCGACGCAGGGGCAACCAACCGCAAACTAGGCTCAGATATGGGACGCGCCGTAACGGGCGGAGGACTTCACGGTAAAGACCTGAGCAAGGCAGACGTAGCCGTGAATATTTACGCGCACATCATAGCCGTAGGAGGCAATAAGCGCAAAGAATTAAGCTGCGCAATCGGCGACAACGAAATAGACGGAGTGCCTTATAAAGACATCGTGCTAATCGCGAAGGAATACATCGACGAACTCGGAGGCTTCGAACGCCTCGCAGAATGGGGGCTAGCATAATGTAAAGGAGGGAGCGAGAACTAACCAGAAACTAAACTAAAGCAAAGGAGTAAACCAAATGAACCCAGAACGAAGAAACGCACGCGACGGAGCTAACTACGTCCGAATACAGCAAGGACACAGCGTCCTGCTACATATAGCGCTAGCATTTTTAACTGCTTGCTTTTCGCTAATTTACACAATTTACTGCGCTCTGTCGCCGAACCACTACTTTCACCTATAAGAGGAGGCAAAAGAGAATGTTTAACAATAAGCACAAGACCGTAGACTACGACTACAGCGCAACCATAGACGAAATCGACGAGCGACAGCAGGCACTGAACTACATCGCCGAATTATCAGAAGCAGACAAGACCGCCTTCTTCGAAGCCGCGGAACTCATCTGGCGCGGATACGAACGACTTCGGCAAATGGAAAAGCACACCACCACGCAAACAATCGAGCAACCAACTAAAGAAGAGGAGAACCTAAACTATGAAATCTGAGAAAGAACTAAAAGAAATGTCTATAGAAATCCACGTCCAGGAATTGAGGGACGAGTCGAGCGAAATAATAAACCGCGCAGTCAGAAAAGCCGAGGCTTTATTTTTCCTGGCTATCGCCCTAACAATCAGCCTGAGCGCAGTCTTAGCGCAGGTAATAATTAAAGGCTTTGACATATTAAGCGCCATAATCCTAACCTTCGGCTTGATTATCGAAATCAAAACAATCAGGGAGGTTATGAGCTACGAAAGCGCACTAGTCGAAGGAGCCGCGCTGGCTATCTTTGTAGGCAAACGCCTAGAGGAGAAAGAACGCGAGGAACTAATAGAGAAAGCCGAAGCAGCCGAAGCAGCCGAAGCAGCCAAAGCCAAAGCCGCAGAAAAGAAAGCCGCACCAAAGACACGCAAGCCACGCACAAAGAAAACCGCAGAAGCAAGCGACAAATAAACGACAATCAAACAGGCACCTGAAAAGAAGAAGGCTCCGAGAATAAACAACTCTCGGGGCTTTTTGATATAATGCAATTATGACAGAGAATACGCAAACAGAGGTAAAAGAACCGACAGCCCCAACCAAGGACTGGACACCAACCCCAACAAGCAAAGAAGCACAGAACGCGAAACGACGACGCGACGCGGTTATGATTGAGCATAAACTGGCGGGCGATGAGAAGAGTTTTGAGGAGCTTAAGAGGGAAACCGTCCAGGTTGACACCTCACAACAATTGAAGCGGGACAAGCACGGACGCTTCATAAAAGGCACGGGTGTACCAGCAGGATTAGCAGTCAATCCACAGAACCGAAGCGCGGGCGGCTGGACTAACAAGAATATGATATCTTACTGGTATAAGTACTTTATGAAAATGACGACCGCACAGGCGCGTCGCTGGCTATCGAAGGTACCAGAAGACGAGAGAACCGTCGCGCAGGAGATAGCCTTTGCAAGAATTACCGACGCACGCAAGGGCGGTAAAATCGGATTGAACACCACTCAGGAAATCACCGACCGCACAGAAGGCAAGGCTCCACAGTTTGTGAACACAAGCATAACGACCTCATCAATCGAAAGCCTGAACCTGACCAACGAAGAACTCGCACAAATCGCATTTAACGACGTGGAAGAAGACTAAAAACCCGCCTCACGATATTTTCATAAAGCAAAGAAACAACTCAAGAACCGCGGAAGACAACCAAATTGCCGCGAAAATGAACGCCAAGCCGAAAAATCGGCAAGAAATAGCCACAAGCAATATATCATATGGAGCATATCACGCAGGAACAGGCTCGAGAAATACGCCGAGAACTACAGAAGCAAGCGCTCGTAAAGCTAGCGCCATACAACCTGTATGCGTACGCGAAGGTTATGCGCCCCTCATTTTACCGAAGCGACAGACCGCACCTGAAGCAAATGTGCGACATATTGCAGTACTTCCTCACCGAAGAACACGGCTATCAATTCTTACTACTCGACGCACCACCACGCCACGGAAAGAGCCTCACAGGACAGACCGCGGTGGAGTGGGTCTTTGGCAAGAACCACCTGCTCAAAGTTATGACAGGGAGCTACAACGAAACGCTCTCAACCACCTTCGCCGAAAGCGTGCGCAACACGATAGCCAGCCAGAAGGCAGAAGACCAAACAGTTGTATATAGCGACATCTTTCCATACACAACCCTCCAATCAGGAGAGAGTAGTAAAGCACTCTGGGCTTTGAAGGGAAGCTACGGCAAATCGTACCTGGCGACCAGCCCGAAAGGTACAGCCACGGGCTTTGGCGCGAACCTGCTCGTGCTTGACGACACGATTAAGAGCGCAGAAGAAGCACTGAACGAGCGAACCCTGCAACAAATCTGGGACTGGTTTACAAGCACAATGCTCCAGCGAATGGAGGGCGACTGGCGCGTTATCGTCATTATGACGCGCTGGGCAACGGGCGACATCGCGGGCAGGATTAAATCCTCATACGGCGAGGACAAAGTGCTGGAGCTGAACCTGAAAGCAATCAAAGAAGACGGAACTATGCTCTGCCCAAGCATTTTATCGCGGGAGGACTACGACCTGAAGACACAGGAAATGCTTCCAGCGATTGCCGCCGCGAACTATCTCGGCGAGCCAATGGACGTCAAGGGCGTGCTATACAAGAGTCTGAACACCTACGCGATTATGCCGCAGACCGACGACGAACGCGTCTGGGCTTATTGCGACACCGCAGACACAGGAAGCGACTACCTCTGTATGATTGTCTATAAAATCATCGACAACGAAGCGTACGTGCTTGACGTAGTCTTTACGGACGAGAATATGGACACCACCGAAACAGAGGTCGCGGACTGCTTATATCGCAACAACGTAACGAACGCGACCTTCGAAAGCAACAACGGCGGACGGCTTTACAGTAAGAACATCGAGCGCAGGCTCAGCGAGAAATATCAAAGCAACAAAACCGTCATAGAAGCGGTACCGCAGACAAAGAACAAGGAAGCGCGTATTCTTTCATCAAGCGCGTGGGTACAGAAACACGTTTATATGCCTGAATCGTGGAGCAGTCGCTGGCGGGCTTTTCACACCAACGTTGTCAGCTACCAGAGCAAAGGCAAGAACGTCCACGACGACGCGCCAGACGTACTCGCAAGCATTTACGAGCATATCACCGCGCAATCACCACCTGTACTGTATAATAAAGACATACTGACGAACGGCGCCAACATCAGCCGTCGCCGCGGATTATTCTAAGGAAAGGAAACACCGCCAAAAATGAGTAAAGCCTTCAAACCATTTACACAGGCACCAGACACAGACCTGCACAGCGTCGACGTAGTCAAAGACGCGATAGCCTACAACACGAAGCTAAAAGCACGCCTCGACAAGCTAGAGAATTACTACTTCGGCGACCACGACATCAACAGCCGTCAAACGCAGTCGGGCGTGAATAACAAGGTAGTAGTAAATCACGCGAGCTACATCACAGACGTCAATGTCGGCTACTTTTTGGGAAGCCCCGTCGATTATGAAACCAAAGAGGGCGTGAATATCGAGCCAATTATGGACGAATACGACCGTCAGGTCATCGCAGACCTAGATAGCGAAATAGCCCGCGACGTGTCAATTTACGGCTACGCTTATGAGTACATCTACACAGACGAGAACAGCGCCATTTTCAGCGCACACTATGACCCGCGCAACGTCGTGCTAGTGCGCGACAACACCGTCAAACAGTCGAAAATCGGCGCGATTATCTACATACCGCAGACAGACGACAACGGAACCATTAAGAGCTATACGGTTTATATCGCAGATAAGGAATACGTAGCCGAATACACAACCGAAGCAGAGCCTAAGAAATTAACAGAGGTAAAACCAAAGCACGCGCACGCAATGGGTGACGTCCCAGTGATTGAATACCGCAACAACCCAGCGCGCACGGGCGACTTCGAGGGCGTTATCGGACTGATTGACGTCTACAACGTATTGCAGAGCGACCGAATTAACGACAAGGCACAACTAGTCGACGCAATCCTCGCGCTTTATGGCGTGTCATTAACCAACCAGCAGGTAGAAGACCTGAGAAATAACCGCGTCATCTCATCGATACCGAAGGACGCTAAAATAGAATACATCGTCAAGCAATTAAACGAGTCAGACGCCGAAACGCTTCGCACATCGATTGAGAAAGATATCCACAAAATCAGCAAGACGCCGAATATGTCAGACGAGAACTTTGCAGGCAACTCTTCTGGTGTAGCCCTGAAATACAAACTCCTTGCAATGGAGCAGAACATCAAGACCAAGGAGCGCTACTTTGAGCGCGGACTTATGGAACGTATGGCAATCTATGCAAGCTTCCTCAAGGTCAAGAACAACACCGAGCCAATCACCGCCCGCGACGTTGACGCGAAGTTTACGCGAAGCCTGCCAGCAAACGACCTAGAAGTAAGCCAGATGATAAACAACTTAACAGACCACGTCGACGACGAAACGCTAATTAGCCAGCTGTCCTTCGTCCGCGACGCCAGCGAGGTTATCGAGCGATTGAAAGCCGACAAAGAAGACGAGCAGGCAAGCAACGCCGACGACATCAGCGCCATAGAAGAAATCGAGCCAGTAAAGCCAGCAGAGCCAGCAGAACCAAAGCCAGAAGTAGCCGAGGAGTAAGCGCGTGAAGTCCGCGGAATACTGGCAACAGCGCACCGAAAGACGCGGCGCAGACATAAGCCGACATATTGACCGCCAGTCGGTGAACGTTGCAAAAATCTACTCAGACGCGGCGAAGATTGTCCAGCGCGACATCGAGCGAACATATCAGAAATACAGCGACAAGACGGGTATAGACGTCGGTCAGCTAAAGGAGTTGCTCAGCCGAGGCGAAACCGACCGCTTCTGGAAGACCGCCGAGGGCAAGCTAAGCCGTCAATACATCAAGGAGAACTACAAGGCACGCATAACACGCCTCGAGGAGTTTAAGCACAACATCTACGCGGAAGCTATGACAATCACGAAGCCACGCATAGAACTCTCGACGAAGGCGCACGCCGAAACAATCAAGCGAAGCTATCTCAGAACCGCCTACGACATCGAGCAAACCACAGGACGCCGCGCACAGTTTACGCAGATAAACACCAGGCGGCTAAACCGAATGCTTGGCGAGCAATGGAACGGCGCGAACTACAGCCAGAATATCTGGAGCAACACCAACAGGCTAGCGCAGGACTTGAGCCAACGCACCGCCGCAGGACTTCTGGCTGGTAAATCGCCGCAATACCTCGCCCGAGAAGTACGCCAGCGCTTCGACGTGGGCGCTTACGAGGCAATGAGGCTTATACGCACAGAAACCACCTACTTCGAGAACGAAGCCGAAGCCAGGCTATACGAGGAGCTAGAAATAACCGAGTATGTCTTTATGGCGACCCTGGACACCCGCACCAGCGAAATCTGTGGCTCACTGGACGACAAGCGCTTCAAGCTATCAGAGCGCGAGGTAGGCGTGAACTGTCCACCAATGCACCCCAACTGTCGCTCGAAGATTAGAGCATACCTAGGCGACGACGCAGAGCCAAGCCTAAGACGCTCACGATTAGAAGACCGCGAAGACGTCGACACAGCACCGAGCGAAGTGCAGAAGTACAGGAGCTTCGACGATTGGCAGAGCGGACGAGGTGAGGAAACGCTGAGCGCGAAGCCAACAGCGCCGCCAATTGACTACGCAATAAATGACGTCATAGGAACGCGGGGCGAGCCAATGGAGCCAGAGGAGGCTATCCAGGCAAACCCACGCTACGACGAGGGTGGAGGCTACAAAAACAACTGTCAGAGGTGCGTCCCCGCATACGAATTAAGACGCCGCGGCTATGACGTGGAAGCACTGCCAAACACCCCGAAATTAAGGCGCGAGTTTAGCGGCACCATACGCGAAATGGAGTGGCTCTGGAAGAAGGAGGTTGACTTTTTGGGGTGGAAGAAAATAGACGGCAGACTATACAAATCAGAGTATCCAGAAATGGTCAGCCACACAAAGGAATTGCCAGTAGGCGCAAGGCTCCAGGTATTCTTTTACGCCCGAAACGGACGCTCAGGACATACGCTAATAGCCGAGCGCGTGAAATCCACCGCAGGCAATCCAGACGGACTGCGGTTTATCGACCCGCAGAACGGCGAAAGCTTCGGCGTGCCGCCATATAAAAATAAAATGACCAGGTGGGGCTTTATGAGAATTGACAACGCGAAAATTGACACGGAAATGCTTCCGTACGTCGTGAGAAAATCAAGCAAAGCACAACCGAAACCGAAGAAAGGAGCGAAGAGATGAGCATAACAGCAAGCAAAGCCGCACTGCTGGTAGACAAGAGATACGAGAACGTGGGCGAGATAAAGGGCTTTCTAGTTTACGCGCCGAAAGACGAGGAAACAAAGCTAAAACGCCCACACTACCTGGTAGTCGACAAGAACACAGGACGCCTGAGGAATATTTACTTCGAGCAATTCAGCGACGACGAGGAAATAAACGCGCCCTTCCTGAAAATCGACGCAGAAGTAAAAGCATATGAGAGTTTATTCTAAAATATGTTACAATTTAAGCAAGCAGGACTAAAGCCGAGCTTGTTCGACGGAACTGAAACGGCAACCTTTAAGAAAAGCTGACGAGCTTAAAACGGAAAAGGAGATTAAGGTGAAAAACGACAACGCCGAAAACAACGAAGCGCAAGCAGTAGAAAACAACGCCACGCAGGAGGAGAAGCAAGCAGAAGACCGCCTGTTTACACAAGAGGACGTAAACAGAACGGTAGAGAGTCGCTTAGTCCGAGAGCGAAAGAAGTACGACAAGGAACTCGACCGACGCATAGCCGAGTACGACCGCCAAGCAAAGCTTAGCGAAGAGGAGCGCGAAGCCGAGCGACGTGCGCAATCGGAACGCGAGCTAGCAGAGAAAGAGCTACAAATCACGCTGAGAGAAAACCTCTTTAACGCGAAGAACGTGCTGATTGAAAAAGGTATGTCCCACGAGCTGGCAGAGTTGGTAGTAGACGCAGACGTTGAAAAGCAGGAGCAGAATATTGCGACTTTGGAAAAGCAGTTTGGAAAAGCTGTCGAAGCCGCAGTAGCAGAGCGACTGAAAGGAAGCACACCGAAAGCTCCACAGGACAGCGCCTCGAGCGCTCAGAAATACGGTGAAGTAACCGTCATCTAAACAATTAGGAGATTATAAAAATGGCACAGGACGCTAAAAGCATTTTGAGCAACACAGACAAAGATAAATTGGCTGTGAGCTACGGCTACGTTATCGAGTCAATTCAGAAAGGCTCACTAGCTGCACGTTTTAAGAACAAGGACTTGTCAGGCGACCCAACAACGGGTAGCGTTGAAGCAAACCGCTTTGTAAACTCGAAGGGCGCAAACTACGGCACAGCCCGCACAGCAGCTAAAGGCGACGCTTTGAACAACAAGGGTAAAGTCTTCGTCCAAATCGACACAGACCGCGAAATTGTCGAAGAAATCGCACAGAAAGATATCAAACTACGCGGTATCGCTGGCATTATCGACAGCCGCAAGAAGAACCACGCACAGACAGTCATCTCAGAAACTGACGCTAAGTTCTTTAGCGTTGCTGAGGCAGAAGGCTCAGAAGTAGTCGTAACAGCAGAGCCAACAATCCAGGACAAGGTTGAGGCTCTTATCCAAGCAATCGAAACGACAAAGAACGAGTACGTCGACGGCGTTGACCGCGAGATGATTAAATTATCTTTGACACCAAAAGCTTACGGTAAACTACGTAACTACCTAGACACTGTAAAAATCGGTGTAACCACAGACGTTGAGGAAATCCAAATGTTCCACGGCGTTGAAGTAGTAAGCAACGTACGCCAGACAAAGGACGCAATCGCTTTCGTTGAGGGCGCAATTGCACAGCCACTAATGGTCGCACAATACGACGCAGAGAAGCTACCTTTGTCAAACGACTACGCCGCAGAAATGTTCTACAACTACGGCACCAAGGCAGTAACACCTGACTTGATTAAGTTCGCAACAGTAGCGTAATAAATCAAAGCAAAGGCAGAGGCGGGGGAAACCCCGCCAAAGCCACCAAGGAGAACAAAGTGAGAACTTTCGAAAACGTAACAACAGGCACGCTCGAGCGAGTAACCAACGAGGCAGTCATCGAGATGATGATTAACTCAGAACACTACGTCGAGGTAACCGAAGAGGCGGCACCAGAGCCAAAGAAGGCTAAGGCAGAAGCGCCAAAAGAAGACTAAGAACGAGGCGCTACACGGCGCCTTATTCAGGTATAAGGAGGAACGTGAAAAAGGAGCAGAAAGAGCGAATAAAGCTACATATACAAAGCCTACGCTCGAATGAACAACAACGCGACGAAGCACTCGAAGACTTCGTTATTGAAGAAATCGCAGACCGCGTCAAATTATACCTGAACGCCGACGAAATCGAACCGCGACTCGAGCGGATTGTAGCGCGAATTGTCGTAGCCAGCTTGACGCAAGCAAGCGAACAAAAAGCGAACGGCAACATTGAGCAAGCAGTCCAGAGTATCAGCGACAACGGTCAGTCAATCTCATACAAAGACGGTGTGAAGAACTACTACGCAAGCGCGACAGATAGCGAGCTATTAGGTGGCTTTGCAGAGCTACTGGCACCATACAGGAGGGCGAACGTTGCGGGGGCTAGATAATATGAAGACCGCGGTGGCGCGGACATTTTACGACAAGGAAGCCGAGCTGCTGAAACGACAGACCGCGAAAGCCTTCGACGGAAGCAACCGCACCACATACGTAACGGTCGGGAAAATCGTCGGCAATATTCAGACATCAGTGAGCCGTCGGCTTATTGAGAATTACGGCTTGGACGAAGACACGGAGCTGACTATCACAATAGCTCCTTTATCGCCCGCAGAGATAGGTGACAGATTAAAATACGCGGGAAAAGTTTATGTCGTACAATCGATAAAGCCGCGGGACAGCCACGTGCTGATAGCCGCAACGAGCGTAAAGCTATGAGCGCGTCTATATCTTTTCAGAACCTGGGTCAAATCCAGGCGCGCTACAGCAAGCTAGAGAAAGCCAAAGGCGTGGCGGAAGCAGTGAACAGAGCCGCGCTGGAAGTTGAAGGACAAGCACGCGCACTCGCACCAGTCGACACAGGCGCACTGGCGAACAGTATCACGATGAAGCCAGCGACCGCGAACGGCGGTGAAATCACGGCGGAAGTATACACAGACAAGGAATACGCGGCGTATGTCGAATACGGAACAGGTCAGCGCGGAGCGGCAACGGCGCAGAGCCAGCCACTGAACGGCTCAATTGCATACGGCGACACCGCAGGACAGGTAGCCCAACCGTATATGAAGCCAGCACTCGAACAAGTGCGCAAACGTTACGCCTCAATGATGAGCGCGAAGATTAAGAACTAAGGAGAAGCAAAGTGCCAGTATCGCGAAAATACATCTATGATATGCTCAGCTCGGTCGACCCGAACGCTGACGTCATACAAGGAGCAACGGCTCAATTAACGAAACTGCCAGCAATTACCTTCTCATTAGCAGTCAAGCAGACGAAGTATACACTTGATAGCGAATATATAGGCGAACTAGACGTTTATAAAATCGATATCTGGTCGAATACCGCCACTCAAGCCGAACAACTTCTTCAGCGCACGAGCGACATATTGTGCGCCGAGGGCTGGGCAATGGACAGCGCGAGCGATATGCCCACAGCGCAAGACGACCTCGTGCATATAACATCACGCTTCCACGGCGTGATATGCTAAAATAAAAGCGTAAAGCAAGAAAGGAGTACCACTATGGCAGGTACACGAACAATGGGAACTCGACTCGAAAAAGTCAAGGCGAAAGACGAAACCGCAAACCTAGTTATTGGTAAATTGACCTCAATCGGCGAAATCGGCGTAGAGAGTGATGAGCAAGACACAACAACCCTCGACACAGAGGGCGGCTACAAGGAGTTTATCGCAACCACCAAAGACGCAGGCGAGGTAGCAATCGCTGGTAACATCGTCAAAGCAGACGAAAAAGGAACTATTGCCAAATTGCTAGCATTAGCCGAGAACCAAACACTGCAAGACTGGATTGTAACATATCCGTCAGGCGCAAAGTGGCAATTCAAAGGCTTTATTAAGTCTTTTAAGGACGGCGAAAAGACCGTCGACGGCTTGGCTACTTTCTCCGCAACAATCCGCGTGAGCGGCAAGCCAACCTTCACTCCAACAGAGCCAGACACTCTTTAAGGAGAACAAAAAGCGAACGGGTGGCGCTATATCCGCCCGACCACAGCAACATAAACGAGGTACGAAATAATGGCAGAAGCCGAGAAGCTAAATCTAAAGTTTAACGCACGAATAGTCGACAGTATCGAGAGAGCCGTCGGCAATGTTTCTATCGAGCATATCGCCGCAGACGGAAGCGTGCGCGCTTTATCAAAGATATTAGAACACGCACTCTGGGACGAGAACGCGCAACGATACGGCGTTAGCTCAAAGGTAGCCCTGGACACATTAGACGCACAGTTTGAAGCAGGACGCGACAAGTACGATATTATGTTAGACGTAACAGAGGCACTCGTGGAGGCGGGTTTTTTACCGCAGAACACGAACGTCGAAGCGATGAGGCGCAACAAAGCCGAAGTGAACGAGGCTCTAGCGGACATAAACTAGAACGCAGAGTATCGCAGGCGCTGGGTTTATCCACATACGGCGCGCAATGGCGCCACCACGAAATCACAGCGCTAGAAATAGGCTTAGACCTGAATTACTACTGGGAATTAACGCCAAAGCAGTTTCAAAAGCACTTAACGGCGTACCATACCAGGAGAAAAGAGAACGAAAAGCGAACAGACCAGCTGAACTACCTCCTCGGCGCATACGTCGGCTCAGCTGTGAATAACGGAAAGCACTACCCGAAGGAGCCTTTCCTATCGCAAAAGAAGCGGCGCGCAATGACTCCCGAAGAAATGGAGGAGCAGGCAATCCGTAACACGATAAAACTAGGAGGTAACCTAAAATGACAGTCGACGAGCTAAAGCTGCTTATAACCGCGAATGCCGACCAGATGAGAAAAGAAATCGGTCGCGCCCGCGCAGATATTGACGCAATCGCTTCGAACGCGACAAAAGCCTCGTCGACCGTTTCGGGTTCTTTCCGCGGAATGGGCGCAGGAGCCGTCGCAATGGGTGGATTAGTAGCCGCTGGTATATCGAAAGCCATAGGCGCTATCACATCGACCCTAGGCGACGCCGTATCACGCGTTGATACGCTAAACAACTTTCCGCGAGTAATGGGCAACCTGGGAATATCAGCCGAAGACGCCCAGAAATCTATCGACTATATGAGCCAGAAGCTCGTAGGATTGCCAACGACGCTCGACACAGCCGCAAGCGCCGTGCAACGCTTGACCGCCGCGAACGGCAACGTCAAAGCCAGCACCGAAATGTTTCTCGCAATGAATAACGCCATAATTGCAGGAGGCGCACCCGCACAAGTGCAAGCGAGCGCAATCGAGCAATTAAGCCAGGCTTACGCAAAGGGTAAACCTGATATGATGGAATGGCGCAATATGATGACCGCAATGCCTGCGCAATTGAAGCAGGTGGCGCAGTATATGGGCTACGCAAGCTCGAACCAGCTAGGCGAAGCCTTGCGAAGCGGAACCGTCAGTATGAACGACTTTATGAAGGCTATGATAGAGCTGAACCAGAACGGCGCTAACGGAATAAAGCCTTTCTCAGAGCAGGCGCTGGGTGCCGCGGGCGGAATTGAAACCGCTATCACGAATATGAAGACAGCCTTCACCAGAGGCTTGGCGGACATTATGAACGCAATCGGTCAGTCGAACATCGCGGGCTTCTTCCAGATGATAACAAACGCGATTAACGCCGCAATACCTTACGTGGTAGGCTTTGTGAAGGTTATGGTTATGGCGGTTAGCTGGATAAGCTCACTCTTCGGCGGCGGAGGCAAGAAAGCCGAAGGAATGAAAAAGGCGGTCGACAGCGTCGGTAAATCTATGGGTGGCGTAGGCGCAGGCGCGGCAGGAGCAGGCAAGCAACTAGGCGGTGCCGCAGGGCAAGCAAAGAAGCTCAAGAAAGAGCTGGCAGGCTTGGCGGCTTTTGATGAGATGAATGTCCTGAAAGAGCCAGAAGACAACGCAGGCGGCGGCGGCGGAGGCGGCGGCGACGCAGGTGGCGGCGGTATGGATATGAGCGGCTTAGACTTTGACCTGGGCAATATGGACAAAGGAGCAAGCAAAGCCGACGAAATCGCGCAGAAAATCAAGGACAGCTTCCTAAAAGCTTTTGAAGTTATCCAAAGTACAAAGTCGTGGCAGGCTTTCGCGACAGGCGTAACGAAAATCTTCGGAGCATTAGCCGACAACAGCAAGCGAATATTCACGAGCATTAGCAACATCGTCGTAGCCGAAGCGGGCGCTTGGTCTACCGTCATCAGCCAACGCGCTGGAGAAATTGACGAACACTTTGCAAATCTGCTCACATCGACATCAAACACAGCCGCAACTCTGGTAAATGTACTTATGGCGCCTTTCGTGGGCTTCTTTGACGGGCTAGAAAGCGTCGTGGTGCCGCGAGCCGAAGAAATCGCGAATAACTTCACTACCGCATTTTTGGGCGCTATGGACATCACCGCGAAGCTGTACGAGCTGGCGAACTCCTTCCTCGAGCCATTAGTAGAACCACTGAGGCAAGGCTTCTCAGACATCGGCTACCTAGCGGGTACAATACCCGCAGACCTACTGCAAGGACTAGCTGACGCCACGCCACAAATCGTCGACAACTTGACGGGGCTTATGGAGAATATGAAGAGCGTCTTCACGCAGATAAGCACAATAGTAGGCACAATATGGACAGACTTTACAGGCACCCTGAAAAGCACCTGGGACACATACGGAAAAGATATATCGAAGGGAATAGGCGAGTTCTTAGGCAATATCACGGGAACATTTAAGAGGCTCTACTCAGACGTCCTGGAGCCAATTATCAAGCCATTTTTGGACGAGTTTCAGAAGGTCTGGAAAGACCAACTGCAACCAGCACTCAAAGCCGTAACCGACTTCATCGGCAAATTGGTAGCAGGAGCGCTCGAAATCTACAACAAGTTTATAACGCCAATTGTGAACTGGATTATTAGCACATTTAAGCCCGTCTGGGTCGCCCTCGGCACGACAATCGGCGGAATAATAAACACCGCCCTAAGCACAATCGGAGGCTTCGTGCGCGGCGTATTCACGGTACTCGGCGGACTGGTTGACTTCATCGCGGGCGTATTCACAGGCAACTGGAAGAAAGCCTTCGAAGGACTAAAGGGAATTGTCGGCGGCGCGCTTGGAGCGCTTGGAGCAATCGCAAAGGCACCAATTAACGCGTTGATTGATATTATTAACGGCTTTATCAATGGCTTGAACCAAATCAAAATACCAGACTGGGTGCCAGGCGTCGGCGGTAAGAATATGAACATACCGAAAATACCGAAGCTCGCCCGCGGAGGCGTGGTCGACCGCGCAACCCTGGCGGTGGTCGGTGAAGCAGGGCGCGAGGCGGTCGTGCCATTAGAAAACAACACAGACTGGCTTGATAAAATCGCGAGCCAACTAGCCGAAAAAGGTGGCGCAGGAAGCCAAGCTCAGACTATAATAGTAAAAATTGGCGAAGACGAACTGGTGCGTCGCGTCATCGACGGAATTAACGACCAGAGCTATATAAACAATCAAGGGGTGATATTGGTATAACATTATGGCAGAAGCACTTGTAACAATCGAAGGCGTCGAGATACGAGAATTAAAGAAGTACGACGTGCAGGCGAGTAAGCTCTGGAAAGACGCAGGGCGCAATATGAGAGGCAGTATGAGGAGTACCCTGATAGGTATCTTTCCGAAATTAGAACTGGAGTTTGTGCCTATGGAATACGCCCGAGCGGCGCAAATCGCGGGAATATTGAACCGCCCCTTTTTCAATGTGCGCTACTTCGATATTCACACGAACTCGTACAAATCACAGACATTTTACGCGAATGACCTCAAGCTTGGAGTGCTTGACCGCAGACGCGGCTTAGTAACAGACTTTAAGGTGAACCTGATAGCGCAGGAGGCACAGAGATAGTATGTACGAGCGATACCTAGACGACTTGCGAGAGCGCCAGGAGTTTATAAACGGCTTGGACATACCAGCCCGCGAAATGGAGATGTTTCTTCAGACCGTAGACGAGGGCGAAGAAATCACAATGACAGACCGCGACCTGCTTATAAGCGCAACCCTTGAAAGCGAAGTGCCAGGAATTGGTCGCCTTGAAATGCAGAAGCTCACGCTGACACACTTAGAGGGCAAGGAGCTACTCGGTCGCCGTTTTACGCTTCAGGTCAGCGCAGGGCAGAGGGACAGCCTCGGACAATTGCCCCCGCCACTGACGCTCGGCACATTTTACGTGGTATCCTCCGAGAAAATCAAAGACAAGGACGAGGTCAAAGTAACAGCGTACAACCAGACGCACGCATTAACCGCGGAATACAAGCCTGAGCTATTCACATACCCGACGACCGCGAACGAGCTACTCCAGCAAATCTGCGGCGTTTTGGACATCGCCCCGACAATGAACCAGGCGAACATCGATATCGACATAGAGCAAGACCTCTATAAAAATATTCACGGTATACAATACCGCGAAATTATCGAGGAATTGGCGGCACTCACGGGAAGCATAGCGCGCTTTAACAATCGCGGCGACCTGGAGTTTTGGTGCGCAAACGACCTCGAAGGCGAAACCGACGCACACCACGTCAAAATACCAGACGGCGCACTGATTAAATTGACGGAGCTAGAAAAATACGGAGCCGTGAATAGCCTGGTGCTAGCCAGAAGCCCACAAAACGACAACGTAGCCGAAACCGAACCAGGCGCGAACCCTATTATCGAGGCGACAATCACCAACAACCAAATCATAGACAAGCGACGCGAGGCGGTGAAGGCTAAACTCTTTCCATTTTTCAAAGGATTAACTTACTACCCGTTTGAAGCCGAAACCAGCGGCGTGATAGGCGCATTAGTCGGCGATATCGTCGAAATTAACGGCAAGCGCTCGGTCGTTATGGGGCGCAAATTGACCCTCGACGGCGGAATTAAAGAAAATCTCTGGTGCAAAGACCCAGCACGTACAAAAATTAACTACAACCGCACGAGCAACATCGACAAGCGCATAAAGAACACGGAACTCTACGTAGATAAGCAGGAGCAGGTTATCCGCGGAGTAGTGAGCGACGTACAGACGCTCGGCAACACAGTGAACGACAACCACACAGAAATCACGCAGAAGGTGCGCGAAATCACTAACAAGATACAGCGCGCAGGCGGTAATAACCTCCTGAGGAACTCCGCCTTCTTTTACAAATCGAAGGAGAAGCCAGACGACACAGTAGCAGAACCGAACCTATACAAGCCGTGGAAAGAAGAAACGCTAAGCTCGCCCTCGATTATCGACGTAGCGCCGAGCGCGGAGGCGAAAGCCAACGGTGGTATCTCAGGCAACAACCTCTTCTTGAGAGGTCGAAAAGTAAGCCAGACTGTAAAAATCCGACGCTCGAAGACTACAGACACAGAAGAAACGCGGAGCTACTACACATTAAGCTGTTTGATTAAGAAGAGCGCGCTAGGAATTGCAGGTATTCTCGTACGCACCGCAACAGTGCCAACCGAAAACCTCTGCTATACACAAATCGGCGAAGGCGAGAGCGCCTTTTATAAGCGCCTGGAGTGCGAGCCTTTTTACACAACCGCAAGCGACGAGGTCATAGTCGAAATCTGGGCAAACGGCGACGCAGAGGCGACCTTTACGGACATAATGCTTGCGCACGGCAGAAGCTCCGCAAACTGGGAACAAGCCAGCGGCGAGGCAATGAGTACCTCCGTGACAATGAACGAGTACGGCTTGATAGTGAAGTCGGACATTTACGACGGAGCCTACACAGCAATGACGCCGCTCGAGTTTTCAGGATACGCAGAGTCAGGCGGAAGCCAACAGCGCGTCTTTACGGTGAACGGCGAGCGGACTATCGTTACGAAGTTTTCAGCGAAAGACGAAATAGTGCTGAACCCTATAAAACAAATCGCAATTAAAACAGGAAGCATTAAAGGCGTCGCATTTATTGACAGCGGAGAGGAGGATTAAGCAATGGCAACATCGGGACGAATTGAAACTGGCAGATATAACGGCACCTGCTTCTATTTTCAGTGGCAACTAGGCGGTCAAGACGTAGGCACGAACCGCTCAGTTATTCACTGGCAAGTCGGTATTAACATCACGAACAACGCTCGCTGGTACAGCAACGCGGTGCGCTTGAATATAACGACCGTGAACGGAAGCGGCAACATCGCGAGCGGCGTCTGGTCGAATATCAGCGGCAACGGCGACCACCAACTCGGCGGCGGAATCATGGACATCTACCACAACAGCGACGGAGGTAAAGCTTTCAGCGCTGGAATGTCAGGCTCGCTTTACGGAAGCGGAGCGCTCGAAACGAGCGGCGGCTGGGAATTGCCAGCAATACCGCGAGCCAGCTCGCCAACCTTTGCAAAAGGCTTGTATATTGTAGGCGAACCAATCGCCGTCAATATGAACAAGAAGCACTGGAGCTTTCATCACAACGTCAGTATTCAGATACCAGACGGCGTGGAAATCAAGCGCCAGGACGGCTTCGTCGGCGACCAGTACGTTTGGACACCAACCCCGCAGGAAATAGACACTATTTACGAGCGAATGAAGGACACGCGCCAAACGAGCCTAGGCGTGGACACCTGGACATTTAACGGTGGCTCAATGATTGGCTCAGGCTTTCAGAATGTAACAATTGCCGTCAACGACAAGGAAGCCAGCCCTCTCTTTTCAAAGATTGACGCCCGCGACACAAACGCCACCAGCAAAGCGGTAACGGGCAACGACCGCGTCTTTATTCAAGGAATATCTACGGTAGTTGCAACAATCGCCGACGCGGACAAGATGAAGACGCGCCTAAAAGCGACGCCAAAGAGCTATACAATCAAGCTCGTCGACAAGACCGCGACAATCGCCCACGACGAAAAACAAAACGGCAAGCCATACGAAGCCGAACTCGGAACGATTAGTCAGAAAGGAAGCCAACGCTTGGTTATCCAGGCGACAGACAGCCGCGGCTTAACCGCGGAAGCCTTCAAGGACTTGAACTTTATCGAATACGACACGCCGAAAATCACAGCGACCGCCGAGCGAAAAAATAACTTTGAAAACGAAACGAAGCTCAGCGTCAGCGGAACCTTTGCGCGCATAACCGTAGACGGAACCGACAAGAACCGAATAGAGCCAAACAGCCTGCGCTATCGCTGGAAGCAGGACGACGGAGGCTGGAACGCTTGGATAAAGCGCGACTTCACGCAGGGCGAGGGAGCCTTCACAATGACGCCAGCCTTTTTATCAATGGCGAACTCCTCGAAGTTTATTATCGAAATTGAAGTGCGCGACAAATTGAGTACTTCAAAGACTCAAATCTCTCTCGACAGAGGCGTGCCTATTATGATGATATCGAGCAGTAACCGCAATGTCGGTATCGGCAAAATGCCAGCCGAGGGCAGGGCGCTGGACGTCAAGGGTAAAATCTATATGAATGAGAAGCCACTCGAAACGCCAACACGCGTGCGCTCTTTTCGAGCCTTAGGATTGGCAGAAATAGAAGCAGAAGTCGCGAGCGAATTGCCTGCTGGGTACACGAGAAAATATGTAGACGTAACGCAGAACCAACAACTGCCGAGCGCACACTTTGTTTATGGTACTATAAACTGGGGACGAGCGCAGACCATGGGTGCGCATATGACAGCGCCACGCTCAGGCTACTACGAAATAGCCGTGGCAGAAACCACGCTAAACAATCACAACCGCCTAGGCGGCGACCGAATGGCGGTAATAGCGCTAGACTTGCCGCAGGGCGAATATAACGTAGATAGAGCTTTTTATAACGCGATAGCAATCGTCTCTCAACACGCAGGCTCTTTGCCAGTTATGGCAAGTAGGCGCATTTTTGTGAAGAAGGGGCAAAATATCTCAATTTTCGCGGGAACTATGGCGTCGGAGGAAGGCTTTTATAAAATCCAACTAGTCGAATGGGAAGGCGACTTGTCCGAGGATATTTAAGGGTGTTAGAATAAAACTATGGAAGCAAGCGTAACGACATATCTGGCAACGCAAGGCGTACTCGGTATAGCCGTCATCGCTTTATCTACCGCAGTCTTTAAGCTCTGGAAGAAGAACGAAGAACTGAACCAAAAACTCGTCGAAATCGCAGGCGCGAACGGACACGAGATGATAGAGTTTTACAAACAAGACGCCGCGAACGAAGCCGAAAAGTCAAAAGCAATTACTCAGATGTCGCACTCAATCGACTTATTGACTGAGAAGATTAACCGAGGGGGTAACTAAAATGGACACAGCCGCAGTCATACAGGCGGAGCTTTACAGCGTGGACATCGAAGCCGCCCGCGAAGAAGCGCGAAAAGCGCGACAAAATACACAGCAGGCTTACGCAAACCTGGCAAAGAACAGCCAGAAGTTAGAGCAACGCATACGTGAAAATCACTTTCACATCACACTAAAAAAGGCGGTCAGCGCGCCGAAAAAACAGCCGAAGAAACCATAGAAAATGTTTATAACTATAACCGCAATTGCGCGTATATTGATAGCGACAGCACTTGTCGCTATTATATTGCGACAGATAGAACTTTACAGATTGAAAGCACCGAAGGAGGTGCGACACTTGAAAGTATTACTACTCATTTTATCGATATCATTATTGACGAGTAACGCAATCTTGCTTATTCAGTGGATTATCGGAGCCTACACACATATCGAAATAGCACCCGAGCCGAAAGGCTACGACGGTCTACTTTACTCTATCGTAGATATATTAGATGATATAATTACGGTAATAATACTAAAGCTCATTTATAAGGAGGGCGAAAAATGACAGAAATGACAGAGCTACTAGTGCAATCTTTGCAAGCGTTTGCTTTGTATGGATTAGCAACAATCTCGTACACAATCCTGTCGGCTTGGTCGAATATTAACGTTTGGAAAACCAGCGAGGGCTTCGACAAGAAGCTGTGGCTAAACGGGCTAGCGAAATACGCGCTCCTGGGAGCTAGCACGATAGTTATTATCTTAGTAGCAAAGGCGCTCCTTATTTTCGCGCCGAATTGGGGAATTGAATTGCAAAGCGCGAACCAAATCAGCTCGCAGATTATCTTCGGCGTATTAGCCGCAGGAATTGCAGGTATGGTGCTAAAAAATATTCAGAAATTAGCGGAAATCTACGGCGTCAGCCAGAAGAACCTCGACAAAATCACAACCAGCGCCCTCGAAAAAGAAGACACAGAAGCACCGCTAGTGGTTGACGTAGCAGACCTTCCAAACGGCAAGAAAGCCAAAGACGCAGACGTAGAAAAGGCGGTAGAAAAATCAGGCGCGAAGGCGCTCCTAGATAGCGGACGCGGCGCGAGCGTACCAACCGACAGCTGGCAGAGTTTCCGCAACGCGGTTATAAATCAAGCGTTTGATATTGACGGCGCATACGGCGCGCAATGCTGGGACGGAGGCGCGCTCTTCTGGCTGAACGCAGTCGGACGCACTTTATCGACAGGAGGCACGGGCGCGGCACGCGGAGCCTGGGAAGCAGCTCGTGGCTACAACGCAGGGAGCGAGTTTGAACTCATAACAGACAGGAACGCAATACAGCCAGGCGACTGGCTCTTCTTTGGCGGCACGCAATGGGGACACGTCGGAATGGCAGTGTCAGGAAATCTCGGCGGTTATGTACGGCTATTAGGACAGAACCAAACAGGCAACGGCAACGGCGCACCGTTTACTGAAATCAATATGAACCTAGGTAGCTTCCTCGGCGCAATGAGGCTCAAGCGCTGGCACATCGCACCAGCACCAGCACCAACACCGCAACCGCAATTATCACCCGACGAGGTAGCCGGGCAGGTTATCCGCGGCGACTGGGGCAACGGCGACGACAGGCGCGCACGATTAGCAGGAGCAGGCTACAACCCCGACGACATCCAGAACCGCGTGAACGCGAAGCTATCGCAGGTAACGCCAGCACCAGAGCCAGAAGCGCCACGCTTCAGCGTAGGCGATATTGTCCAGCCGAAAGTAGCCGTAGATTACAACGGCACGCCACTAACGCAATACGACAACAACTACGTAATTACCGAATTGATAGGCGACCGAGCCGTATTATCGGCGCGAGGGCAAGTCTGGGCGGCTTTGAATACAAACAACCTGAGAAAGGCTTAGAAGAATGACGGGTGCGGAAATCCAGCGGCAACTAAACGCGGCAATCAAGAACAGTAAAGGTATCAGAGAGTACGACTATCTCTATACAAGGCTACTCCACAGAACGAACGTCTGGCTATTCAAGAACAAGCTCCACCGCGATTATTCAGTGGTAAACGACAGCGGTCGCGTCTTTATCGTGAACAGGCGCACGCAGGAGCGCATAAACGAAATCTGCCCCGACGTTTTAAGAGGCGGAAAGCGCGGCGAATATGTAGTGTATAATGTACTTATACTCAGCGCAGAGGGCGGACGACCGCAGGCGCTTAGAGAAAGGAAGCAGTATGTACCAAATCGAAGTCGAACCGAACGCAGAAGGTAAGCTCATTATCGAGCTATACGGCGATAAGTACGAAATCGTCGTAAAAGAGCCAAAACCAAAGGCTAAAAAAGAAGAAAAACTCGCCGAGAAATAGAACAAAAGGCGAACAAGAAAGAGGGCAAAATAGCCCTCTTTTCTGTTGCAAAAATTACATAGCCACTGGCGGAAAATCCGCACTTGTCATATAGTAAGAGTACATTAAAATTAAACCAGCAAAGGGGAACGAATGGAGCGAAGAACCGCTAAAGAAACACTCGTCTTAGTATCAAAGACGGGGGACTTTTTATTAACCAAAGACGAAGCCAGAGAGGTGGCTGTCAAGATATCAGAGGGCTACAAAAATATTGCCCTCCAGGGGTCAATCCTCGCAACGCACTCAATCGACGGAATACTGCCATACGACAGATATCGCGATAGTGCCAGGATTAAGAACCGCGGCTTTATCTGCCTACACGAGAACTTTCACAGAGCGAACGAACAGTGCGCCTGCTCGCGACTTCAAGCAATCGACAAGAACAAGCAAATCGACGCGAAAGCGAAGCCGACGACAGAAGAAGAAGCTCGAGGCACAGCCGCCCGCGAATACATACGCGAAAATCTCAAAAATCCAGAAGCGCTGAAAGACGCAGACGCCCGCGAAGCGTTTGTAAAAAAGCGCACCGCCGAAATCTTAGCAGAAAACGCGTCAGACGCGCCAGGAGCGCCGTAAAAATTAAAGACGATAAAGTTACGGGCTTGACCGTCAAAATGCAAAATAAAGCGGAATGAATAGCAAATAGGAGCATATAAGCACGAAGGAGCCAAAGAAATGCTAAAGAACATACCATTTTACGCCAGTCTACTAAATCGAGAACTAGCAAACGGAAAAAGAACCAAACACAGCCACGTGCTGGTTTACGGAGCCATAGAAACGCACGCGCTCGGCGATTATGGCTGTATTGCCAGCAATAAGACAATCGCCGCAGAAACAGGACTGACAGCTGGAACCGTCGCGAACACTATCAGCGAGCTAAACGCTTCGGGGTGGATTAAGGTAACGCTAAACGAAAACAACCACAGGGTGAATATAGAGCCGAAGCTGACTATAAACACCCCAACATTTTCACAAGGAAGTCAAGAGCTAACAGAGGTAAACCCTTCAGCCGCCGCTGAACCCCCCCTCAGCCGCGGATTAACCCCCCCTTCAGCCGCCGCTGAACCCCCCCTTCAGCCCCGAATGAACATAGAATACAGTAATAGAAACAATATAGAATACAGTAATAGAAATACTCTACTTGTCCGCAAACGAACAAGCGAGGTGAGTAAAACCTCCGCAGAAGCTGCTGAAATAGTCGAAAAAATGCACGAAATGATAAAAAAACGACTGCCAAACAGGGCGAACAAAAAGCGAACACAAGCACAGCTCCAAAAAGACATCGAAACAATCGAGAAAATCCACAGGCTGGACGGGTACAGCTACGCAGAAATTAACGCAGTAATGAAATGGTCGCAAGAGGACGACTTCTGGTCACAAAATATTCTCTCAACCGCAAAACTCCGTAAGCAGTTTGACAAGCTAGTGCTTCGAATGAGAGCTGAGAACAAGAAAAAGCGGGACAATATCGCTTTCATTTAAGGGCTAAAAAATCTTTGAAAATCTTCACAAAAAGGCTTGATATTTTTGAGAGGGTACAATATACTAAGAACATAGCAAACGTAAGAGAAAGGTAAAACAATGCAAGAATGCAAACACGAACACGCTTATCTCGAAGCCCCTTGTTGTGGACAGGGCGAGAGCGGCTACGTCGAGTGCGCCTGCGGCGGAACATACGCGATTGTATGTCCAGACTGCGGCGAAGAAGTCGACGAAGCAACCAAACAGCGACTAATAGAAGAACTGGAGAGCGCAGATGATTACAGCGAATAGAACCGCGAGCCTAGCAGATAAGCTGCTACAAATGGCGCTACACGACGAACTAGTAAACGGCGAGTATAACGGCGACCTGCTCGCCCTCGCCAACGAGCTGGCGGAGGCGGTAATCCTGCCAATCGACGACAGCGGCGAGTTTATCGCCATACACGCCCCGCGAATGCAGAAGCGACACCTAGTCGAAATCCTGGCAGGCGAAACCACCCGCGGAATAATCGCGCCCGTCCAAATGGAAATCCAGGACGGCGACGAAGTGCTGGAAATCCACTACGAACCACTCGCGAGCCGAATTAACAACCAAATATTCACAGCTTGCCGAAGAATGACAGGCAACGGCTTAGTAAGGTCAAGCACAGACCCTGAAAAATTCTTAGAGCGAGCAATTGAGCGCTTCACGCGAACGCCGCGCAAGGACTAGCAAAAATTGAGCGGTTACAATATAATAATAATTACAACGTAAACAAGGAGAACGAAGTGGAAAAAATCAACGACATCATAGCAGAAATCAAAGACGAGCTGGAGAAAATGGAGGTAGACGTAGACAGCAAAGACGCACGCGCAAGCCTACGCTACGTGAGAGAGGCACTTATTGAAGAGTCGCGAAAGTCAGCCGACAAGCGCGTCGTCGGCAAGAACGGAGCCAGGACGCTCGCGGGTATGATTGCGAAATGGCTAAACCTGAACCTGCCCCTCGACGGCGTCAACGTGGTTATATCTGGCGCAAATATGACAATGGTTACATATCAGGGCTACAAAAACAAAGTGCTGAAATTGCACCCAGACGCAACCTTTGACGTCCAAGTAGTGCGCGAAGACGACGACTTCACAGTCGAAAAACAAAGCGGCAAGGTCATTTATTCTCACAAAATCAAGCCGTTTGGCAATTCAAAAATCGTGGGCGCATACTGCGTGATTAAGACAGGCGACTCTGAACACTACGAGGGTTTGTCCGCCGAAGACTTCGAGAAGATGAAGAAGAGTAGCCGCAACGACTATCTCTGGGAGAAATGGGACACGGAGTTCTGGCTAAAATCGGTCATAAAACGAGCCTGCAAGCGCTACTTCTTCGAGGAAGTGAAAGACATCGACACAATCGACAACTCAGACTACGGACTGACAGAAGAACCGCAAGAGGACGCCTTTGAGCGATTAAAAAAAGCCGAAACGATAGCCGAATTAAAAGCTGCCTACGCGAGCCTAGCTCCAGCGGAGCAAGCCTACGCCGCAACAGTCGCACGCGAAAGACTGCGAAAAATCAAGGAAGAAACTGCGGTAAAAGTCGAGGGCTAAAATGGACACGACGAACCACGAACAGGGAACCGAAGACTGGTACAAAGACCGCCTCGGAATACCGACCGCAAGCCGCTACGGCGATATCCTCGCAAAGCGCGGAGGGTTTGCAAGATACGAAAGCACCTCGCGCAAGAACTACCTCGCCGAATTATTAACCGAACGGCTGACAGGTCAGCCATACAGCCGCTACGGCAAGACCGCGTATATGGACTGGGGTACGCAAATGGAACCAGCCGCAAGGCTCAGGTATGAGCTGGAAACAGGCAACACGGTAGAAGAGCGCGGGCTGAAGAAGCACCTCTTCCTCGACACAGGAGCGAGCGCGGACGGAATAGTCGAGGTCGACAACTGGCGCGGCGAGGGCAAGGGTGGTATAGAAATCAAAAACCGCACACCAGCGCACCACCTCGAAGCACTCACGACAGGCAAAGTGCCGTCAATTTACATACCGCAAATCCAGGGCAATATGATGTGTGACAAGGAGCGGCTCTGGTGGGACTGGGTGAGCTACGCGCCCGACTTTTCAGAGAATGCACAGATAGTCATAGTGCGCGTCTATCGCGACGAGGACTACATCAAGAACCTCGAAATTGAGGTGGCGCTATTCATCGACGAATTGAAAGACGCGGAGAAAAAAGTCCGCGAATATAAAGTAAAAGTATTGTAGCGTTACATAATTTTTGATATAATTAAGACACAATAAACTAAAAGAAAGGGTACGTATGAACGAAGCCAACCAAGAACTGCGCCAAGCGGCGAATAAACAAATAGAAGCAATCTCACCGCTTAAAATTAAATCAAACGAGCTGCTCGAGCGAGCCAAGAGCGTCAAAGTCGAAACAGCCGCAGACGTAAAGACCGCGAAAGAAGTCATAAAAGACATCACAGCACACAAGAAGTCAACCGAAGAATTACGTAAGAACTTCACACGACAATTAGACGACGTAAAAAAGCAATTCATCAGCGCGGAGCGCGACATCTTAGCACCAGCCGAAGAAGCTCGCGGAATTGTCGCTAACGAAATCCTAGCCTTCGAGCGAGCCGAAGAAGAGAAGAAGAAGCGCGAAGCAGAGCGCGTCTGGGTAAGCCTCCTGGAGATTAAGAGCGCGGTAGCAATCGAAGAAGCGAAAACACTCGAAGACGTCGAGAAGAGCGAGAAAATCGCCGAGGAGCGCATAGCCGCATTAAACGACGACGCGAAGCACCCGCTCGCAATTGCCTTCATCGGCAAACTCCGCCAGGAAATCGCCGAGCGAAAAATCGAGCTGGCGAAAAATCCAGAAACGGAAAAGGAAGAAGCTGAGCAACAGCTAGAAATTGACAAAGCGAAAGCCCTCGCGGAAAAAATGGAAGCCGAAGCCAGAGCGGCGGCTCGCGCAATAGAAAAAGAAGCTCCAAAAACAGGAAGCCGCGAGAAAATCACGGTAGAGATTGTGAACGCGAACGAAGTGCCTCGAGAGCTTTGTGTACCAAGCGAGAGCTTGATTAAAGACTACGTAAAGAAAACGGGCGCAGATATAGTGCCTGGCTGTATTATTAAAAGAGAGCGCGTCATTTAAGAAAGGAGCTTATAAAATGGCAGACATCAACAACGTAACACTGGTAGGAAGGCTGGTGCGCGACGCAGAAGCGCGCACCACAAAGTCTGGCAAAAACATAGCCGCATTTACGCTAGCCGTGAGCGGAATTGAAAAAGAGTACGTCGACTTTATCGACTGTTTGGCTTGGGGAAAAACCGCGGACGTGGTTACGCAATACACAAGCAAAGGCAAGCGCGTCGGTGTTGTCGGAAAATTGCACATAAACAAATACGAAACCAAGGACGGCGAAAAACGCTCGCGAGCTGAGGTTATTGTAAACAGCATACAATT